TTGCCACAGGCGTCAGCACAAACTCAGGACGGATATTAAGGTGTCGCTCTCCGGACTTCTGTAACTTCATGGCCTTGCGGGCATTGTCCAGACCATCAATGCTCAGATCGGCGGCAATAAGGTTACCGTGGTCGACGTGGAACAGCGGCTTACCGTCCGACATTTTCGGATTGCTGGTCAGCACCGCCCACACAAGGTCGCCGATGGTGGCGCGCGCCGCGCCACCCATCGCCATCGGGATACGCGTCAGCATATCCATGTCATCGTTAATGATGGTCTGGCGGTCAAGGCTGAACAATTCGCCGTAGGTCGCCAGGGCAATCGGCTCACCACGATCTTTCAGCGTGACATACTTATATTCCGCCCCGGCGCGCACCTTACGCAGGGTCGGGAAGGATTCCAGGCCGGCGCGGTGCGCGGTTTTGAAATCGGTCAGCGTGCCCTTGCGGGTCCACTGGTCAAAAGTTTCACTGGCTTCATCCCAGCCCATCAGCGCAGCTTTATGCGCCACATCCATCAGGATATTGCCAAAGTCGCTGCTGCTGTGGGTGAATGCCAGCCCGACCATCGCCAGCGGCGCCGCATGGCCGGAAATACCGATCCCTCGATCCACCAGGGAAGCGCGCGCCAGTTCGCGCAGGGTGTAGCCGTTGTAGGCGTTATCCTTCTCAGCCTGCGCATACCCCGCACGGGTCATGATAGCCGCGCGGATGGAGTCACCGACCAGATTACCGTTACCGGCATAAAGGTGAATGGCACCTGGACCGGCGCTCGGGGTGGTACCCGCCGCCAGAGCCTGCAGCAGTTTGTCGCGGGCCTTTTCGGCGTTGCAGGTGAAGTCGGACAGGCATTCCGCTTTCAGCGTCGCGAAGGCCGGGAACGCCTCAAATACGGCTGAGACGGAATTGACTCGCTCCGCGTTCGCCGTCTGTATCTGCTGCTGCAGCTGCTGGGCCAGCGCGGTGATATCGATGTTTGTCATCTGCGGCGCGGGCTGTTGTGGCGCTGGCGGGTTCAGGTTTGCCTGTACCGGCGCGGGCTGCTGTGGCTGATTCACCGGGGCTTCGGCACGCGGCGCAAAAAGGGATTTAATCTGTTCTGGCATGTTCTGGTAATCCTTCAGTTTATTTTCATTCACACAGGCCGCGGCCTGCAGTTCAGGTTCAAGCGTGTCGGCGAAACCTTTTTCCACCGCCTCGGCACCGTTAAGCCAGGTCTCCGCTTTCAGCATCGCCTCCAGCTCCTCCTGCCCCAGTCCGGTTTTGTTCATGTAGGCGCTGAGCATCAGGGCTTCATTCCGATCTAGCCAGGCGGCGTAATCGCGCATGTCGTCAGAATCCCCGGCGATACCGCCCCACGGTTTGTGGACCATAATCCAGGCGTTTTCCGGCATGTGCACCGTGGCGCCGGGCAGGCAGACAATCATCGAGGCCATACTGGCCGCCACGCCGTCCACCCAGATATCCACCTTCGCTTTCAGCCGCGACAGGGTGTTGTAGATGGCAAAACCCTGCATGACATCGCCGCCGGGGCTGTGGATATGCAAATCCACCGCGCTGGCCTCAAACACCCCCGCCTCTTTACAGTCGGAGACGAACTGCTGGGCAGTGATACCCCAGCCGCCGATCACGTCATAAAGGAAGATTTCGACCCGTCCGGCAGCCAGCGCGCGGATTTCGTACCAGCACTGGCCGTTTGCCGCATCGACACCCGCCAGGCTGGCGCTGGGGTTAATCATCATCGTCCGGCTCACGCCGTTTATCGTCTGGTTTTGCCGTTGCATCTGGCATCGCTCCTTTGTCATTGGCGGCGTCGGAATCAAACACCAGCCCGTGTTTACGGTTAAATTCAGTTTCACGCAGTCGCTGGCGCTTAACCTCCTGAGGATTTTTCCCCCGGGCGCGCGCCCATTCTGCTTCAGTACCGGCACCGCCACGCACAATGGCTTTCCAGGCGTTCGCCTCCTTGCCCGGATCAATCCACGGCATCACCGGCCCGAGATAAAGCGCGTTATAGAGAGAATTCGGATCCACATCCGGCGGGACTTCAACGCCGCTCAGCAACGCCATCGCCAGCCATGCACGGTAAACAGGCCGGCTGTGCTGGCCGACAAACCACTGTTGCAGGACGTTGTACCCTTCGAAGCTCTCCACCAGCTCCTGACGCTGGGAGCTGTAGGTACCGTTATAGTCCCGGGCAATGCTGGAATAGCTGCCGCGCGTACCGGCGGCCACAGCCCGCATCTGCCCGTTTCGGAATTCGTAGAGATGAACATTCGGGCGGTTTGACTCCACCATGCCCAGGTCTTCGCCGGGCCGGAGTTCGTCGTAAATCATGCCCGGCGCGATATCGTAGTGACGCTGACCACCGGGCGCTGAAAACTCACTTTCATCGCCAAGGGACTGCGCATCGCCACGCTTGATATAGAACCCAAGCGCAGCGGCAATACGGGCGGCCACGCGCTCGCTCTCTTCATAATCCTTGATGTCCGAAAGACGGGTAATGACCCCGTGGATCAGGCTGATACCCCGCAGCTGGTGCAGTCGCTTGCGCTGTGCCAGGTGAAGCATGTTGTCAGCTGAGACGGTTTTGAGTTCGGCGCTGAACCGCGTCATGTTCGCCGGGTGGTATTTGTAAACCCGGTAGCCGACGGGACGCCCCCACTCGTTCACGATGATGCCCTGCCGAACCTGCTGGCCGGCTGTGCTGTTAATGAACGGTACAAAATCCGCCTCCAGCATTTCCAGCGAGAACGGTACGGAGGTGGCATGCTGCAGGCCCGGCACATTCCCCCTGACCAGCTGCGTGAACACTTCCCCGTCACGCAGCGCAGAACGCAACAGCAGGCGCTCGGCCTCCGGGCGGGTAAACATGCCGGTCACTTCCGGACGCACGGACCATTCCGCCCAGAGTGCCGAAAGCTGCCCGGCAAAATCGGAATGGAGATTACCCTCCAGATCGAGTGGCTGAGGCTCAACATGGATGCCGTGGGCGCCAATTACCCGGTCTTCCATTTTGTCGAACAGGCCGATCACGAGGTCATGGTTTTCATCGAGCCAGCGGGCCTGTTCCCGCAGGGACTGGCCTGCTGCAAATACCGAGGTGTCCGCAGACTGGCTTTGCTTTTTGGCCTTGTGCAGCCGTGACGGGTTGGCCGCTTCATACGCATTAAGCCGGAGTCTGTCCCGTGCGCGCGCCGCTGCCCACCCGGGGGAAATAGCCCCCAGTGTTCTTTCAAGAATGCCCATAGAACGCCTTACAGAAAGTTAGCGAGTTTGTACGAACCACCACGGCTGTTAACTGTGCGCCAGCGACGCTCCCAGTATTCAAGCTCGTCGCGCAGCGCTTTCGGATCGTGGTTGGTAATGGCGCGGCCATTTACGCCGGTAAAGGAGATACTTTTGCCGTCCAGCGAATCCTGGTAGGCCTGGCGCACCATCAGCAGCGTTCTCCAGATGTCGTCTTTCGTCACAGCCAGCCTCCCTTACCGGAAGATCCCAGCCAGCTGCCGGACAGTCCGGTGCCCTTTTCAGGTTCAGCCTGGACAGGCGACTGAACGGGTTTTGTTTTTTTCACAGTTATCTCCCGGGGGCGTTCCCCTTCATGAATATTTGGGTTGAGATCCTGCGGCTCAGCCCATGCAGGGGGTTTTTCCCAGTCACGAATTTTTTCGTAGCCGCGCAGAACCGCAACGGCATGGGCATAGCAGAACAGGTCAAAGGCTTCGTTTGCGCCCTTGCCAGGCTTGCGCCATTTGCCGTCCACACCGCGCTCTTCGTAGGTAAGTTCCTCGTAGAACCATTCACCCAGCCAGTCAGGAAAATGGATATAGCCCGCACCGGGGGTCTCACGGTCCAGATTGTTGCTGAGCTGATCCTTGAGCAGGTCGGTCTGCAGCAGATACACCGGCACCTCGCCACGCGCATCGGCGCGACGGTCGCTGCGTTCGGTATTATTCGGGTGAGTTTTGGTGATGATTTTCTGCCGCTTTGTGCTGTCACCCTTGACCAGGTAAACACGTTTACCCAGGCCGTCACGGCGGCACTGTCGCCAGAATTTATAGGCGTTGTCGGTCACACCTTCTTCACCGCCGCTGTCGACGGCCATGGCCAGCACCGGCATACGCCGCGTAGGGTCAGACTGAAGCGCATACGTTTTTTCCAGCACATCGGAGACCAGCAGCTGCCAGTCCTCCGGATACGCGCCGGGGTGGATCGGCTCCGCCTCACCATGCTCATTGCAGCGCAATGACTGGCGGATGTTGTAGCGATCCACCAGCCAGCGCTCTCCGTTTTCGCCATAACCGATAATCTGCACGACGAAACGGCGCTTTTTGCCGCCCTGGACGTCCACGGCCGCCAGCAGGAAACGTACTTTTGGCGGAACCAGGCGTTTACCGTAACCTTCAGCACGCAGCATCAGCGCATCGGCGCGTCGCTGTTCACTGGCCGAGCGCGGCAGATACGGTAGTCCCCAGTCGGTATTGATCACCGCCTTGAGGGTTTCTTCGCTGCCGGTCGCTTCATACTCCTGCTCAGCGGTCAGCAGTTTGTACACCAGCTGTGCCCATGTCTGGTACGCGGCTGCCGGGCCTTCCATCCAAAAAGATGCTATTCGCGAACGCCGTGGCTCACCGGAAATATTGCCGTCACGGTCAATACTCTGACCTTCACGCAACCAGACGCCCACCCCGTTAAGCTCGCGCTTTTTATCTGCGGTGATAACGCTGCTGCAGTGCGGGCAAAGCAGATGGGCCGATTCGCTGGCTTTTACCGGATCAGGCTCATCGCGGTAGCCGGTCATCGCCTCCATCGCTGGCTGAAAATATTCACCACAGTGCGGGCACGGCCAGTACCACCGACGACGATCGCCACGGTTGTACAGAGAAAGCGCGCCTGTCGTTGGTGGTGCTTCATGGGGAGACTTGCGGCGCCATTTGCTGTCGCGAATGTCCCGACCTGGCGAACACTCCACCAGAGTCATACCAGCAGACATAAACGTCGTGGTACGTTTGGAAGCCAGGGTAAAACCGTCACCCTCGCCGTCGATGTCCTCAGGGAAGCGATCATAATCCGTGAGCGCCACACATTTGAAATCTGACGAGGACATGATGTTGATGGAAGGCCAGCCGATCTTGAGATAGTTCCCCGCCAGAAAAGTACGATCATGCACGTTGTTGTCGTTTCGCAACGGGCTCAGGCGTTTTGCCACCTCAGGACTGACACGGAAGGTTCGCGCCAGTCGCTTTTTTGAATGTTCGCGGGCTTTCTCTTCGGTCATCTGAACGACGAGCATATCGGACGGGTCGCAGACAATATTGTATACAACCCAGCCATCCACCAGGCCGATCGTTTTCCCCGTTCGTGCCGGCCCCACAAACACCACCGCATCGTATTCACGCATCGCGAGACAGTTCATCGGCTCAATCACATAAGGGGCGACGGCAGGGTCCCACGGTACCGAGTTACCGGCCCCCATGGGTACGCGCATAAATTTCTGAACCGCCTCAGCCACAGGCATACGGCGCGGGGCTTTGAGAATGGCGGAAGCGTTACGCCTGACTTCCGCTGCCGTGGCCTGTCGCATGACTTACTCCTCTTCTGGCGTATCCTCCTGTTCCGGTGAGTCGGCCTGCTCAACTTTGAGGGCTATCTGATCTCGCAGATCGTCAATAACGTGCTGCACCCTGACAACCGCTGCAGGGGTCATGGCGCAATCGCGCTCAAGAATATCGGGTAACGTTTCCAGCACCTGGACCATTGCTTTCGCCATGGAGGAAAACTCCCTGGTGACTTCTGATGCCGGGATCAGCTCCCCTGTTTCCTGCTGAAACTTAAGCCGTTCACGCTCCGACTGAAACCAGGCTTTACGATCCGGGGGAAGCATTTTGTCGACGTCCACCAGCTCGGACGGTGTGGTGCTTGTCAGCAGCTCACGCAAAATATCGGTGATGGCATAAAGCTTCAGTTTCGGGTTGCTGCCGGGTGCGGGTTGCACATTTGCCAGCTTACCTGCGACCGTCTGACGGTGCAGATCGGTAATGGCGGCCAGCTGAGTGATATTCAGCCGGAAATTTTTCAGTTCGTTATCCATGATGGTGAACAAAAAATAGTCATTTCAACATCCTGCAAATGCTCAGGACTGAAATATCAATAGGTTAAACGGATGATGATGAAACCCATAAAATGCAAAAAACTAGCCGTTTTCCGCGTGTCCTCGCCCCCTCGGTGTTCAGAATCGCCAGGAGTACCTTTTGATTTGAGAATATTTATCACTTACAATTCTGGTGTAAAGGATATGCAATAAAAGTTTTTCTGCGCTAATTCCTATAAGCAGGAGTGTGAAATGTATTGCCCTAATTTGCTTCAATTACTATACCTATCGGTCAGCGCCATCGTCTTTTTTTTAGGTCTTTTTCTCCTTAACTTAAGTCGTAAAGGGACTGGCAAGACAGACATGATGCTCTACAAATATACATTCAGACCAAATTTATCTTTACATATGCGATGGGGGAAATCTCCAACAGGCCACAATGCCTATAAAGAACTTGAGCAACATTCGAGAGATGTCTTACTTGATTTAAGAAACGCGGGATATAAAACAGTGAGATTTACATCTCATCTGATAAGAAAAGGAAGCGAGAGTAAGCTTCGTGAATTTCTTTCTACCGAAAAAATGTCTATCGTTCAACTAAACTACATCCCAACACCTTTACCACATTACGCAATTATTCAATTGGAAATGTTAATTACAAGAAAGAGAAAAATAAAAGTTAACAAAGTGAGCGGAAAAATAATAATAAAACTCAACGATTAGCTTTAGCGCTCTCCTCCTGGCAGTTCGCCTGCCACGCTTTGTTATGCGCCAGGATGTCTCTTTTCGTCTGGCGGTCCAGTACATCCCAGTCGTGTTCCGTGCCGTAGATGGGTTTAACCCAATCGCAAGCCGTGTCCACTACCTCAACCTTTACGGGTCCAGTTGTCCCGCAGCTCGCGATCAACATCGTCACCAGGCATATGGTTAACAGTCTGCTGTACATTGCTGGCCTCTTTCGTTACTTCCGCTTTGCGTTCCGCCGCGGCAACGGTCGCCGCTGCATTTTCTTCAGTGCGCTGCTGTTTGGCTTTTGCCTTTCCGCTGCCGCGAATATTGCCAGCCACAAAACCACTGAGCGCGACGGCTACCAGCGCCCCAAGACCACCCAGAATCATTTCGATGATGCTCATAGCCACCTCAGACCAGCACGGATTTAGCCAGATTAAACAGTGTGCGGCGTTGCTCCAGCCCGTTTCTGCCTCCGTTGATTAACAGCGTAACGCGCTCAACATCGCCGGAGTGGAGCAGGCAACCACGGGACACATAGAACCATGCTGCTGAGCGCGCGGCGTTTTCATCGACTTCAAGCAATTCTGGCTGTGTTACCAAATCCAGTTTCAGCGCCTGACCGCAGCTCCGATAGTTGCTCAGCCCGGTGATTTGCTTCAGCCCGCGCCCGCGGTATTTCCAGCCATCACCTGCAACCTGATTACCCAGATTCTTTTTCCCCCACTCGCCGCCGTATACCAGATTGGCGATCGCTTTCTGGTTGGCCGGTTGAGTCGCTGTTCTGCCGAGCGCAGCGGCCTGCTGTGGGGTGATGCGGTGCCTGCCAAATGTGGGTACCAGGTTTTCAGCCGCGTAATTCAGATTTTCCACCAGCCTGGTAAAGCCTCCAGACTCATGGCCCATCTGAGCGATAAACATGGCCTGGTCAAGCGGTGCGGTAATACCGTATTCCCTCATAACCTTGTCAATCTGAGGAAACCAGCGCGCGGCCAACCCGGCACTGATACCTGCCGCCTTTTGAAATTGTTGTTGATTCACGTTGTGCTCTCTCCAGTAATACGAGCGATATTGCCGCCCGCACGCCAGATAGCGACACAGACAACTACGTTGATGAGTATTTCTCCGTAATCGACCTGGACATAATCACCGTGCCAGATACGAAAGGCGGTGTAAGCAGGGGCCAGAATTAGCCCATACGCCAGCAGCTCCATCATCCGGCGACGACGCATACTGCGCTTACGGAAAAACATCAGGCGGAACGAAATCATGATGCAGGCCAGTGCATTAAGGTGAAGCAATAGCCACGGATAGTTCTGCAGCAGCCACGTCATTCTTCCCCCTTCACGCCGGGCAGATTGCCTGTTTTTGAGCGGGCAAGAATGCGCAGCAGAATAGTCACGGAAACAGTAGATGCCGCCAGTGCGCCAATCGCGGGCGATACTTTGATTGTGACTGGCGGACTAAGCTGATTTAGTCCGGCGTTGATAAGGGCGGCGATAATTTCTGAAGCAGTACCGGCACAGTAAATGCCACCGATAAAGGAAATGAGAGCAAAAAGAATCTGCTTCCAGATTTTGTGATCCTCAGAGCTGAGGATATAAAGCGCCGCCCCTGCGAGGGAGCAGACCATAACAGCAGGCGTAGCCTCTGGAAAAAGCGTGGCGAATGTAACTCCGGTTGTGCCAGCAGCCACGCCCGCCGTTACCGTTGCAGTTATTGGTTCTGCGGACATTGAGCCCCCTCTTATTGCTGTGGATCCTCTCAGAATGGTTGAGGGGAAATAAAAAAGGCCGCCCGAAGGCAGCCTCAAAA